ATATACTGTTGGAACTGAAGAAGAAATGGATGCTGCGGCGTTACAATATGCGGTATCTTATATTGATGATGTGGGGGCTAATGGATTTAGTGAATCATTTATTGAAGATTATTTAGATGTTGACGCTATTGTGAATATGGCTGAAGAGGATTATGAATATCAAGTTAGGGATTATCCTGAAGGATATTTTAGCGATGAGGATTTTGAATTGACTCCGGAACAAGAAGAAAGAATAGAACAACTTGAATCTCAAATTGAGGATTTAAATCAACAGAGACTTGAATTAGATTCTGATGATGAAAATTATTATGATTATGATGAGGATTTAGAAAATCAAATTGAAGTTCTTCAAGAAGAGTTAGATAGTATTGAAGTTGATACTGAACCAACCGAAGATATGATTGATAATAAAGTTTATGAGTTGGTTAGAGATGTAAAAAGAGACCCATTAGATTATCTTAGAAACTATGGTTTAGACTTTAAGGAATATGTAGATGAAGACGCTTTAGCTCAAGGGTTAGTTGACTCTGATGGTTGGGGTATTATGAATAGTTATGACGGTCAATATGATACTGAAGAAGTTAATGGTATAACCTATTACATAATGAGAGTTAATTAAAACTATTCCTTTTTCCAATCTTTTTCCGTATATTTTAAATAATAGAATATGGGAATGAAACAGAAAAATAAGAATAAATTTTTAATGGATACCGATTGGTTATTTGATGGTATTCTCGACGCCGAACAAAAACAGTATGTTTTATTGGACTACTTTCAAAAGATGAATAAACATCTTGAGAGAATGGAGGTCTACCCGATGTTTATCGAACTTTCGTTACATTTGGGTAATATACAGACCTTACTTACACAAAACAAAATTTTATATGTTGATAGAAAATTAACTTCTAATGATGATGAACTAGTGTTATCTGATTTAAAAGTTAAAGATATTCCTGTGTTAGATGACGAGGAAGTTATTGAATATCAAAAAATATTAAAAATTAGTCAACCACAACTACACGATTATTTTAACTTTGCAAAATCAATATGGAGTATTGTTTTTGATTCCATTGATGTTATTGTAAAGAAAAACAAAAATAATCTACAAAGTAAGTCAGGGTTTTTCTCTTATAAGACCCCGGAAATTTTATATGTTTGGCAGTATACTACAAGAAAGGTATATAAAACCAAAGGACAAACAAAAACATCTTTAAAATTAGTTTTCAAAGGACAACAAGATAGTTTGACTATACCGGAAATTATCTCTACTTTTTCAAAAACATACGAAAAAAACAAAGAGGAGTATTATCCGATATTTGAGGTGTTTTGTAGTGATGTGTTCCCGTTAGAGGAAACATTGGTTCCAATATTTAAAAGAAAAATATTATCATATATTAATCAAAATGTTAAAATAACTAGAAAACTATTATCATAATGGACAAAAGACAGATAAAATCATTGATGGATAAGTTAAGACAACCAATCCATATTAATTACATCTCCAAATACATCCTTAAAAAGGATATGGACGAAACAAAACAACAATTAGAAATATTAATTTCTGAGGGTTATATAAAAGAAAGTAAATTAAGTAGTGGATATTATGTGGCTGTCTAAAAAAACATATCACATAGGTTATGGATGTAGTCAAACGGTGATTAAATTATTTAATCAATCAATGTTATATAGTAAATCACCATCAGGTTGGTCTATTAGGTTTAATAATCGTATTGGTGTTAATGTTACGACAAAACCGTTATTCTCCGTTAGAAATGGGTATGTAAAAAGTGTAAAATTAGGGAAATATTATATAGTAAAATTATGAAAGTAAAATTGAAATACATTTGGCTTGACGGATATAAACCGGAACCAAATTTAAGAAGTAAAATTAAAGTTGTTGACTTCCAACCATCGGATATTACTAAAATCCCTGAATGGGGTTTTGACGGTAGTTCAACTATGCAAGCCGAAGGGTTTTCTTCAGATTGTTATCTTAAACCTGTGAGAATGTATCAGAGCCTTAAAAACACCAATTCGCCTTTGATTTATGTTTTATGTGAGGTGTTGGATAAAGACAATCAACCACACGAAACAAACGACAGAAGTAGGTTAGGTAATGAAGATAATGATTTTTGGGTTGGATTTGAACAAGAATATTTTATTCGTTCGTCACATAATAAAGATGTGTTAGGATTTGAAAGAGGTGGAAGTGTTGACCCACAAGGTAAATACTATTGTGGTGTTGGTGGACAAATTGTTGGTAGAGAATTAAGTGATGAACATTTAGATTATTGTCTTGACTTGGGCATTAATGTTGAGGGGACCAATGCTGAGGTTGCTCTTGGACAGTGGGAATATCAAATATTCTCTAAAGGTAAATTATCTGCCGCTGATGACTTATGGATGTCAAGATACATATTACATAAATTAGCCGAGAAAAGAGGTTACTCAATTGAACTTCATCCAAAACCAATTCAAATTGGTGAGTGGAATGGTTCAGGACTACATACAAACTTCTCAAGTAAAAAAATGAGAGAAATAGGTGGAGAAAGTTATTTCAAATCAATATTCAACGCTTTTGAGACAAGACAAGACCTTCACATTGATAACTATGGTTCAGATAATCATTTAAGGTTAACCGGTAAGTTTGAGACACAATCAATTGACAAATTTAGTTGGGGTGTATCAGATAGAGGAGCGTCTATTAGAGTTCCTAAATCAGTTGGTGAGACTTGGAAAGGTTATCTTGAGGATAGAAGACCATCGTCAAATGCTAATCCTTATAAAGTTATTGGTGTTATTTATGACGCGTTGACTTTTGCGGACCAATTGGAAACAACCATCCACGCAATGTATGGTGATGTGGACACATCAAAAATAAAAGAACAATTCTCAGGGATTATGTCTGATGAAGAATTATTAGGGGAATATAGAGAAGATTAATATGACTAAAGAAATGGTAAACCACCCGGAACATTACGGGGGACAGGACAATCCTTATGAGGTTGTAAAAGTGTGTGAAGCTTGGGGTCTTGATAAAGATGCTTACATTTTCAATGTTGTTAAGTATGTTGCGAGAGCAGGTAAAAAAGACACAGATAAAGAACTTCAGGATATGAAAAAAGCATTGTGGTATTTGAATCGTAAAATTGAGAGACTTGAGAGTAACAGTTGATATTGATGAATACGCAGAAGGTGCGGTTTTATTAGACGGATTGGAAAGTGCAATCGTTGGGATTGTAGAGGACTTTGGTTCTCCGGGAAGAAAGATATTATATTCAAAACAAAGAATATTAGATATCCTACAAGAGAGAGACCTAATGACGATGGGTGAGGCTGAAGAGTTTTATGATTATAATATATTAGGGTTACACGCTAGTGAACAGAACGCAGTGTTTTTAGATTTAGAAATAACACCAATTAAAAAAGAAGATGGGTGGGAATACCAATTAAAAGAATAAGATGATAGAGACAGGAAAGATTATAAATGGTGATTGTATTGAGGTAATGAAAACATTTCCTGAAGGGTCAATTGATTTATTGGTGACATCACCACCATATAACGTAAACATCTCGTATGATGTTCATAAGGATGATTTACCAATGGATGAGTATTATGAGTGGACAAAGGATTGGTTAAGAGAAGCGTTGAGAGTATTGAAAGATGATGGGAGAATTGCGGTCAATGTTCCAAATGAATTGAATGTTCAAGAAAGAGGTGGCAGAATTTTATTCGTTGCGGAGTTTTGGATGATGATGAAAGAAGTTGGGTTTAAGTTTAGTGGGTTAGTTGACCTTACAGAAAATAGTCCACACAGAGTTAGACAAACAGCTTGGGGTTCTTGGATGAGTGCTTCGGCACCTTATGTGTATAACCCAAAAGAATGTGTAATTATTGCTTATAAGAAAAGTAGTAAGAAATTAACTAAAGGAATATCACAATGGTTGGGAACACCAACTGAGGTAACTACTGAAGATGGTAAGGTTAAAAACAAAATGGTTTATCAAGACGAAGATAAAAAAGAGTTTATGAATTTGGTGTTTGGTAGATGGGAATATTTTGCGGATACTAGGTCATTAACTAAAGCCACATTCTCAATGGACATTCCATCAAAGGCGATTAAGATATTGTCTTATAAAAATGATATTGTTCTTGACCCTTTTATGGGAAGTGGGACATCAGCATTCGCGGCTGAGTTATTAGATAGAAGATGGATTGGAATTGAGTTGTCTCCGGGATATACGGAAATTGCTAGAAAAAGAGTTCAATCGTTAATTGATGAACAAAAACAAACAAAATTAGAATTAAAAGAAGAGGTGTTATAACCTCTTTTTTGTTTTCTGTATATTTATAAGTAAAACAATTACTATGGCAAAAAGATTTATAATTTCTGAAGAAGAAAGAAGTGACATCCGTTCAAGATATGGTTTAGTTAACGAACAAAATGAACCAATAGAATTTAAAAAGGCAATTCAATGTTTTCTTAATAAAAAAGGGTTTAGAGATGATTCAAACCAACCATTGAAAGTTGATGGGTTGTTAGCGGGTAAAACACAAGAAGCTTTAAGTAAATATCAATCTAAGATTGGTGTTGACGCTGATGGTACTTGGGGTCCAATGACTCAAAATAAAATGCCGGATAAAGATGTTCAAATTTTCAAACAATGTATTTCGGATGAAGGTGATTTTATTGATAAAGGATTACATATGTTTGGTTTAGATTAATGAAAAAACTTATAAAAGAAAGTGGTTTAAGAGACATTAACGCTCTTGCTAAGAGATACCCAAAAGCTGAAATATATTTTCACCAAGATTTAGATGGTGTTACAACGGCTATTGCGATGAAACAATATCTTGAGAATAATGGTATTAAAGTAGTTGACGCTCATATCATTCAATATGGTGATAAAGAATTTGCTGTAAAGAAGAATGACGCTAAAGGTGATGTGATGCCGGTCTTAGTTGATTTTGCTCACGGAAAACCAATGTTTGTAATTCATACTGACCACCACGATAGACAAGCCGGAGCTGAAGATACCAAATCAACATCTTTTAGAAGTTCTCGTTCAAATGTTGAAACAATCTCTCAAGTTGTTTCACCAAAAGAATTATTTCCATCGTCAGACATATTACTTATTTCAACAGTAGATTCTGCAAACTATGCGGTTAACAACATTTCTGTTGATGAGGTAATTTCTTATTTATTTAGATTAGATAAAGAAAAATCATTAGAGAAAAATAAAATGTTAATGGGGTTAGTTGTTAACAAACTATTATTAGCCTTTAAAAATAAACCAGGGTTTTTAGAAACTTTGGTTATGGAGTGTACACCATCCTTATTAAATATTCTTAATACAATAAAAAGAATAATGGTTGAGAAGGGTTATGCTAAACCGGAACAACTTGAAACAAATAAAGATGAGTATGTTAAATCAATGCAAACTAATCCTAATGTTAAAGTATTAGGTAATGTTATTGTTCAGTACGGTGGGGGTTCAATGTTTAAACCTGGCTCATATGATAGATACACACCATTCAAAAACAATCCTGAAGCTGACTTTATAGTTATTGCTTGGCCTTTAGGTTTGGTTCAAGCGTCTTGTAATCCATTTAAAAGTGAACGTCAATTAAAAGGTGTTAATTTAGGTGAGATTGCTCAAGAGGTATTATCAAAATGGGAAGACCAATTAAAACAAAGAGAGATTTCCCTTTCAACAATTAAATGGATTTCAGAATCATCAAAAGATTTTAATCCGGAATCAACAGGATTTACCTTTAAAGATTTTGTTGCTTTGTATGGTAAAGAATATAAGAATAAGGAAGATGGTAAAGAGGAATTAATTCACATCGGTGAAATGATGGAGAAACCTTTCTCTGAGTTACCAGAAGAACATAGACAAATGTTGGACGATATTAAAGTAAACGCTTGGGATTTTATTCAGGCAAATAGTGGAGGACACAAATGTATTACAAACATATCAGGATTAAACTTTATGGGTAGAAATACTCGACCACCAAAAGGGAATTATAAATACAATCCTGATTCGGAGGATTCTCCTTATATTAAGTTTACCAAAATGATTCAGAATGAATTTGTGAAATTATTACAGGAGAAGATAAATCAATCGTAGTGAATAACTTTATCACCGGATTTAATACCTAATTCTTTACAGGTACCGCCTTGAAGTTCAAGTATCATATCACCTTCACCACAATAGTTTCTACAATCTTTGGTTTTACAAGGGGGACAGTTGTGGTGAATTTTTGTTATAACATCATCTTCTATCATAATGATGTCTAATGGTATTATACAATTTTTCATCCAAAAGCAGTGTTGACCTTCTGACATAATAAATAACATACCATTAAAGGTATCGTCAAATCTTTTGTTCATCATTCCTTGACTAGTGTCTTTGGATGAGATGACAGTTTTGACTTTAAATTTATTTTTGTTTATAATTAATTCCATATACTTATAAATACACAAAAAAATATAAAATGAAAGAAGTAAAACGATATTCCGGAGTAATTGTTAAATGTGGTGATGAGGTGTTATTATGCAAAAGAAACGCTAACGATTCTCTACCTGGTCAATGGAGTATCCCTTGTGGTCATTTAGAAAAAGATGAACACCCAATGGATGGTGTTAAAAGAGAATTTGAAGAAGAAACAAATTATACTTTAGATAATAAGTTAAAGTTAGTTGGGTTCGTTAAAAGATATAATCGTGATGGTTCAGAGGTTAAAGGATTGATGTATGTTTTCTTAATGGAAACAGACGAGAGAATTAATCCGGACTTGGAAAACGCAATTGATGGTGAAGAACATACTGAATGTGGGTATTTTGACCTTGAAAATCTGCCGTTTGATGATAAAACCGACCAATTATGTAGATTAATTACGAGAATCTTAGAAAAAGATTGATTTTTATAATTTTATTACATATTTATATATTCATTAAGCCAACAACCCCTTTCTTATGGTTGGACTTTATAAAACCCTCGACAGAGTAAATTTTGTTGAGGGTTTTTTTGTTTATTAAAATAATAATATTATATTTGTAAAAAATTAAACGTTATGAAAAATATATTAAGGGGAATGGCTTGGTCCGTTCTAATTTATTGTGTGGTTATAGGAATCATTTTGGTATGTGTTAAATTATGTGGTGGAAGAACAAGTGATATTTCAACCGATATGTATGTAGGTATTGGTGTGATTTGTGGTTTTATGGGAATAATGATTAACGAAAAATTAGATTAAAATGGGAGAAAAATTTGAGGCATTTACGTTAGCAATATCAATGTTAGTAGTATTGGGAATTTTAATGGCTTGGCCTGTTCAAATATTATGGAACGGATGTTTAATTCAAGCGGTAGACGGGTTAAATCCAATCACATTTTGGCAAGCGTTAGGGATTAATATACTGTGTTCAATTTTATTTAAAAATTCGTCAAGTTCTAAAAATTAATTTTGTATATTAAAAAAAATAGTATTATCTTTGTACTCACAAAACATATAGATATGACAACAACAAATTATACAATCAGAATTGAGAACGAGAAGTTCGGGAAACTATTAAACGAAACATTCGTGGATGCAATCCAATTCAAATTATTTTTGAAGATGGTTCAGGGTTGTCTTGAGTTGAAAAACGATTTGACGTTCTTCAACGGGACGGATTTCTTAATTCACGTTCCACACAAATATTTGGTGGATTCAGTTATTGTTACATCAACATTTGAAATGTCGTTGGCTGACCATATGAGAAGTAAAGTAGAGGCGTTAGTTACTAAATAATATAAGATATGAGCACAAATTACTACAGAATACCGAAAGTTGCTGAGGTTAGACTTAAATACCTTGACTTGGTTGAGAAGATAAATGATTTGGACATATGGAGTCCGGAAAACATTTATAATGAATTTAGAACCACTGAAAAGGGTTACGAGAGATGGTCTGCTTGGGATGAATTCCTTGATGGTATGAAAATTCATATTGGTAAAAGAAGTTCAGGGTGGAAATTCTTATGGAATTTCCAATATAACAAATTTTACACTAATAAGGAAGAACTATTAAAGTTTATTCGTTCAGGTAGAATTGTTGATGAATACGGTGAATTACAAGATACCGAAGAATTCATTAAGATGGCGTTAGAATGGGGTCAACCGGATGGGTATAAATTAAATCAGGAATACTTTGACGAACAAAGTAAAGACCCCAATCATAGACCAATTTTCTCTGATATGTCAAATTATTATGACAAAGATATTGATGGTCTTAGAGTATCATCATCTGTAGAGTTTTCCTAGTTCTCTTTAAAGATAGGATGGTGGAGTCGCCGACTTTATGTCGGTCCAAAATTAACCCTCACAATAGTGGGGGTTTTTTGTTTTATATGATATTTATAAATAAACTAAAAAAAATGTTTTCAGAAGGTGGTATTGTAATGATATTGGGAATCCTATTAGGATTGGCGGTTATTGGCGGGTCAGTTTACTACGTCAATAAAATGTTTGCAGATAACACACAAGAAATTTTAGTTCGTTTTATTTTGTTAATCTTTACTTCTTTGGTCGCATTATTTGTTGTTGATAAAGTAATTGCTTGGCAAGTTAAACTATTGAGTGATGAACAAAACTCTCAGTTATTTGATTTAATTAAAACTTTGGTTTTAATGATATTCTCATATTATTTTGGAACTAAAGAAGGTGTTGAAACAAATGGAGACCAAAATAAAAAAAATAAATAAAAATAAATTAAATGAAAGAAGTTATATTAACAGAAAAACAACTTGAAAAGTTGGTTACCAAAATGAAAACCATTAAAGAGGATGAAGGTAAAGGTTCGTATATGGCGAAACAACAACTATATGTCATCTTTAAGTTAGCTGAAAAAATGTGGGAAAGAATGGAAGAAGAGGGTAACGAACAATTGGACGATTGGATGGAAAGTAAAATAGCCCAAGCGGAACAAAGTATTACATCGGTAGTTAAAGCATATATGTATGATGAACTAAAAGATGATGAAGAAGTTGGTGGGATGAATAAACTAGGGTTTGACGACCTAATAATTGGAAAATAAAATGGAAAAATTAATACAAATAAAAAAGAAAAATATGTTCCTAAGAGAACAAGAAGAAGACAGTGATGTTAAAGTAGACAATACAAAAACCGACTCAGGTTTTAAAGATATGGTGTCTATTTTATTACATTCACAAACTCAAGTACATATATTTCATTTACAAACAAAATCATATTCAGAACATAAAGCTCTACAAGGGTATTATGAAGGGATTGACGCACTTGTGGATAGTATAATTGAAAGTTATCAAGGTAAATATGATGTAGTTACCGGATACAACTCAATAAAAACTGAAGATTATAAAAGTCCTGAACAAGTTATTAAGTACTTCAAAGCTTTGGACTCAATGGTTGAAAAAAATAGAAAAAGTGTTAAAGAATCATATATTCAAAATCAAATAGATACTGTTCAGGAGTTAATATTTTCAACATTGTATAAGTTAAGATTCTTAAAATAATGTTATGAAAGAATTAATTAAACGTATATTAAATGAAGAACAAGAGTCACCTGTCTTAAATAAGAAGGAGATTTTGTTGTTCAAATACATTAACGACAATAAACAAAATGCCGGCACCAAAAGTGAAATGATTAAGTTTATTCGGGAAATGTTAAGATACTTTGCAATGCCGTTGAATGACGCGACAATGTATTACGAAATATATACTGCTAACTTCAGACCGGATGGTGATTACGAGAACTTAACAAAAGAAAACTTTAAAGACTACCGACAATTTAAACAACGAAAAGTCACTAATAATACTGCTTATGAATATGCCGCGGCTAAAATGCCGTTTAAAGGTTCAAATATTGAAGGACAATGGAATGTTAATAATAATAATGATTGGTATTATGTTATTGAATCATATGGATATTATCCTGTATTTTTATTTATTAATGACCAATGGTATAGAACCTTAGATACTTATTCACCCACAACTAGAAAACAAATGAGTCAGGTTAATCCTGTTAAATATGATTCAAACCTACAATCAGATGTTATTTCTGTGACTAAAGGTGAAATGAAACGTCTTATGGATGGTCGTTATAATCTTGAAAGAGTTAACACAGATAGAGTCTCAAATTTTGTTAGTAGTAAAGATAAAGTTACTAACCAATCAAAATTAATTAGTGGTGGTTTTGGTAATGATGCAGTTAGAGTTAATTTTATGATTAAAGATGTTGAAGATGTTGATGGTAAAATTAAAATATCTGTCAAAGTTCTTAAAGGTGGTAAAATGGTTGATAGAAAAATGGTACCGGATTCCAACTTTAGAGACAATCCTGTGTTATTGAATGATATTATGAAAACAATTAAATGGGATGTGTTAAGAAGTTATCCAAATTACTTAACGGATGACAACACAGAAATAGAATTAGTAGATTAAAAAAAAAAGAG